TGAGTGGATATCGTTTGGGATTTTTCTATGATACTTATATAGTAAGTATAAATCATACTTTAACTAATTAATTAGGAGAATAACCAATGGCAGAAAGAATTGTAAGTCCAGGTGTATTTACACGAGAAAAGGATTTATCTTTCCTACCACAAGGTATTGCTGATATTGGTGCGGCAATAATTGGACCGACCGTAAAAGGACCGGCCTTCGTACCAACACAAGTAACAAGTTTTTCAGAATTTGAAAATATCTTTGGTGGATTAGATACTCGTTTCTATGTACCTTACACCGTCAAGGAGTATATCAAAAATGCTCCAGCTGTCACAATAGTTCGTGTCTTAGGAATTGGTGGATACCAACATTCATCTATTAGATTAACCTTATCAGGTTCAATCGCAAGTAGTAATGCTGGTGACCTTACCGCCGCCGTATTAAAGCCATCAAGAGGTGGTTTAAACCTTGATTTAGGAGGTCCAACAAGTGCATCACTAAGTGGTACACCAGATTTTATTGGAGCTACTTTAACAATTGATGGAGTAGAAAATACTATATCATTTGATACAGGTTCAGCTAACTATATCACAAAAGTATTTGGTACAGACCCACAAACAACAAACACAAATGTGTATGTTTATAAGAACTTTAAGAAGTTCCAAAGTTCAAATGGGTTTGATGCAAATGTTTCTATGAGTATAGTTTCTGCATCTACAGCAAATGGTGAAGATTTAACTACCGATTACGCCGAAGCGGCATCACCAACCTTTGTTTCACAGCTAAGTGGTGGAAAAAGAAAATCATTATTTAAAGTTAAAACTCGTTCACATGGAACAAATGTAAACGATGATTTCAAAATCGCTATAGCAGATTTAGTTGCGGCTGGTTCAGTACCAGGTAGTGATTATGGTTCATTTGCATTAAGAGTTTTAAGAAACAATCCAGGAGAAAACAATGATGGTGAAGTTCTTGAAGAATTCACTAATCTAAGTTTTGACCCTGATAATATCAATTACCTACCGAGAGCGATTGGTGATAGATATGTAACAATAGATTCAAATGGAAAATTAACATACAATGGTGATTATCCAAATAAATCTGTACATATTTACATATCTGATTACGAATCAAATCTTGAGGGTATCGATGAGTCGTTGTTACCACATGGATTCCAAGGAGCATCAGTTCCAGTCTTAGGTGGAAGTGCAACACCATCAGCTAGTTTCGTAACCGCACAAACAAATACACTTGGTGTGTTTGATTCCAATGTTTACTATGGTTGGGATTTCTCAAATGATGATAATAAACAATATTTATCACCAATACCTGCAAGTGCTGGTACTGGTAGTAATGTTGTTTTCTCACTTGAGAATATGTTAGGTTCTGATGATGCAACTACTCTTGGAGATACACAAGAATCAACAGCCGCTGAGGCGATTACTCTTGCGTTATCTGCAAAAGCACAAAGAAAATTTGTTGCACCATTACAAGGTGGATTTGATGGAGATGACCCAACAATACTAAAAGCGACAGGTAATGATATTTCAGCTACTAACACTATGGGATTTGATTGTAGTGGAGCCAACGCAAGTGGTTCAATTGCATTCAAGAGAGCTATAAACGCTATCTCTAATCCTGATGAGTTTGATATCAATTTATTAGTAACACCTGGTATTATTCATGAATATCATAATTCAGTTACTAATCATGGTATCAGTAAAGTAGAAGCCAGAGCCGATGCATTCTATGTAATGGATGGTTCAAGATGGGGAAGAAGTGTTGCGAATTCATTAAGTGATATAAATACACTTGATACAAATTACGCGGCAACTTATTATCCTTGGGTGAAAATACTTGATGAAGTTAAAAATAAACCAAAATGGGTTCCACCATCAGTAGTGATACCTGGTGTGATTAGTTTCACAGATAGTGTAGCACATGAGTGGTTCGCACCAGCTGGTTTAAATAGAGGTGGATTAAGTTCTGTTTTAGAAGCTAAAACAAGACTAACTCATACAGAAAGAGATGACTTGTATGAGGGTAGAATTAATCCTATCGCTTCATTTCCAGGTCAAGGTGTTGTAGTGTTTGGACAAAAAACATTACAAGGAAAACCATCTGCACTTGATAGAATCAATGTAAGAAGATTGTTAATTAGACTTCGTAAGTTTATTGCTTCTTCTTCAAGATACTTAGTATTTGAACAGAACACCGCCGCAACAAGAAACAGATTCTTAGGAATCGTTAATCCTTTCTTGGCGAGTGTACAATCAAATAGTGGTTTAAGTGCGTTTAAAGTTGTGATGGATGAATCAAACAACACACCAGATGTTGTTGATAGAAATCAGTTAGTAGGACAGATATTTATCCAACCTACAAGAACTGCCGAGTTCATCGTACTTGACTTCGTAATACAACCGACAGGAGCAGCATTTCCTGAATAAGTTTAACTTATAAAGTTACTTATAACAAAAAACCCCCATTCAAATTCGAGTGGGGGTTTTTCTTTTTAGGAGGTCAACTAATGAACATAGAAAAAATTTTGAGAGTTTAACCACCTAACTCACAAGGGTTGTTTCTAATATCGTGAAACTCTACATAACCCAACCTATATTAAACCAATTAAAACATAATTATTATCCTTTTCTTAACACATTAATATACACAATTCTACAATAAAAGTCAAGTCTTTTTTTAAAATAATTGATTAATTATAAATTCTAAAATAACTATAATTGCGATAGCTTGAAATACTGCTATTGTTATTCCTACAAATTCCATGTTATCCCCTTTCTACCTTACCAACCATAACATCATTTACTGAATATGGTCTTTCTGAAAATTGAAAGTTCTTATTTATTGCTTTTGGTATTTGTGAAGAAATCTCATTGGCAAACCATTCAGCATCAGTTTGTTCATTCTTCATGGATTTTTCACCATAACCTTGGTCTGGTACATATATCTCAATACAAGCATTTACATAAAATCTTTGGTCTTTAGCCATTGTGTTTGCTCCTTACATATAATACATAATTCTGTAGATTAAAATTGTGGTCATCACCTAATGTTCTTACTTCATCATAAGTTAAGTAATAACCCTCAACATTATCATAGACTGTTTCTTCAGTAGGATTATGTACAAACTCACCTATATTGTTCATATTTAAAAATCCAACTATACAACCTATCATATAGTTATCAAAATTAGCCTGAGCCTCATTCATCTCAGTTTGTTGTTGTTCCGTCATCATATAATCATAATATTCCATAATTCATCCTTTCTATCAATTAACTTACACTATAATATACCAATATTCTATATCAATGTCAAGTCTTTTTTTAACTTTTTTTTGTCCGATGGTGGGGATTTGAACCCCACAGCTCTTCTCGTTCTTCAACATCGATTTACTCAGGTAATCAATCCTTTCAATCTCAGAACACCATTAGACTCAAGAGGTGATTAATCTCTATCAACGCCCTTCAACGGATTGTTGATTATCCACTTTTAAAAGTACTCATCTCAATCAACACCTAAATATACAAAGGAAATACTATACAAGTCAAGTCTTTTTTTAAAAAACTTCAAAAAAACTTCGAAAAAGATTATGAAGAAATACATCTTTTTTAAAAAGTAGATATTTATTATCGAAGTAAAAAACGGCAAACTATTAGGAGAAAACACATGGCCGATATATTAGGAACTGATGAAATATTTTTCAAAACCTTTGAACCTAAAACAAAGAATAGGTTCATTATGTATATTGATGGTATAGAAAGTTATTTTGTAAAAACTGCAAATAGACCCCAAATTACATTTGAGGAAATTGAATTAAATCATATTAATGTTAAGAGATACCTTAAAGGTAAAGGTACTTGGGAACCATTAGAAATTACTCTATACGACCCAATCGTTCCAAGTGGAGCACAGGCAGTTATGGAGTGGGTAAGATTACACCACGAATCAGTTACAGGTCGTGATGGTTATTCTGATTTTTATAAGAAAGAAATCAAGTTTAACCTTTTAGGTCCTGTTGGTGATAAAGTTGAAGAGTGGACATTACATGGTGCATTTATTCAAACTGCTAATTTTAATGATTTAGATTTCGCTAACGGAACTGATGTGGCAGATATATCGTTAACACTTCGTTACGATTTTGCTGTGTTATCATTCTAAGACTGGAGGACAGATGAAAATGTGGGAAATTTTTAAAGATGACAATGATTACAATGAGAAATCAATAATTGGTTTCGGAGCATTCACAATAATGGTTATCTTTGCAGGTGCGGATGTTGTAACTGGTATCATGGGTAAAGATTTAGTTATCAATGATGTTGTGTACAATTCATTCTTATTTACTACTTTAGGTAGTTTCGGAATAGCAGGTGCAGAAAAAGTATTAGGGAACAAAAAATAAAATAATTCAAGTTTTTATTAGGTTATAACATAATTATTATATATGGTTTTAATTTCAAAGTTCA